ATATGCAGCCTTAAGCGCTGCTGCAATCGCGTCAAGGTCCTTAAGATCCTGAATACTTGCAATATCGCCGCTTTCATTGATCCTAAAATATTTGATTGCTTTTTTTCGTCTAAAGAATTCAACCATATCATTGATCCTGGTATCAATTGGTGTTTCGGTCCAATACGCTGCTTGTCTCCGTCTATACGGTAAACAATCCTTATATAGTCGTTCTGCTTTCAACGCGTAGCATTTTTTTGTGATTCCATAAAAACAATCGTTTTTCATTGGGCAGTCAGTACCGCTGCACAAATTGAAGATCGCGGTATTTTTCGCGATCTTCCGATTACCAGTTGAGATAAGATCTAGCATGTTGTCCTCCAGCCGTTAGGCAATTAGTAAAGATACTTCAGTATAAGACAACATAAAATTATGTCAATCACATAAATATAAGTATTTACATATTATATTATGTGTTTGATTGTCTGTGAATTCAGATAATTGGATAGGTTAATTAGCAATTTCTAGTGTGCATTAATGGGAATATATCGAATATTCAATGTTTTATGACACTAGAAAGGTACTGTGAACAGATTTCAACCATGTAAGTGTCATCCGCGCCTCGCCCGGGATATCTCAACTCGCTGGTAAATAATTGACACAACTCCCCAGTACCGGAGAACGCGTAAGTTCCAGGTGAGGAGCGTGGATTTTTTCATATAATGAGGATTACGGACAAAAGAAAATCTGAATGAAATGTATGCAAGCAAGCTTTCGTTTCCTGCACTCACTTCGTCTGGCAGTTAATGGAAGTACTTATGAAGCAATGCCACGACTTTACCCAAGGGTTGAAAATTCTCATTGGTCACATCGAGTGTCACATCCTGGTATGCTGAATTGGCTGACTTGATGCAAACAGAATTATCAACAGGAGAAAACTCCAGCCGTCTGGGTACTATCATGGTTTTCAAACGGATAACATACAATCCATTTGAATCGACGTTGCCACAATCGTAAATGACTATATCGCCTGGAGCCATGCCCTCATCAACCATATCATCGCCTTTGATTGTCGTAGCGCGAAGTCGACCAACCTCAAGTCCTTTGACAATTTGCACGGGGACACAGACCAAGGAGTCCTCCATTTCGGTGATATCAATCTCACCAGTCTCATCCTTGACCACCACATGCATACGAGGCACAGTTACCGTTGATGCTATTCTCTCATCAGCAAAACCAGTCACAAGTGGACCCGGCTTTTTTCCCGTGAGAAACTCTTCCAAAGAAACACCAAGATGTTTGGCCATCTTGAAAGCATCACTCAACCGAGGTTCACTTCCATGGTTCTTCCAAGACTCGATCGCCCGTGGATTCTTGCCAATTTTCTTACTTAAATCGACAGCTGTATACCCACTCGCTTTCATCATCTCATAGACCCGATCCCAAAAATCTTCCACCTAAACCTCCATCACTATTTTCCGTACATTATATGGTAAAAGATGTTGGTTGTAAACATTTATACATAATCATCTGGAAACCTCCTCTATCATCAGTGGTATGTGTGTTATTCTTGTTCTATAATATTGACAAAGACATAAATTTGCGTGTTTAATATGTCGACAACACAAATTTATGTATCATTAAGGAGAAAACGTGGATACATTGTACATGGTTTATAAAGAAGCAGCGAGTTACTTGCGAATGGACCAGCGGTCCCTACGCAAATACGTGAAATCTGGAGAGATTGCCTGTCATCGTCTTCCAAAGGCAATACTATTTAAAAAGGAAGATCTGGATGTGTTCATGGACAGTAAGAGGATGGAGCGAAATGGATAGTCCATACCTGACCTATGGAGGAGCTTCGGAATATACAACCCTCTCACAACCAACTTTAAGAAGATACGTCATGATGAATGCCATACCCTATAGCAAAGTTGGTAAAAGAGTCTTATTCAACAAAACCGAGCTTGATATCTGGATGAACAAATGGAAACATCCAGCAATTTCCAGTCCGGTAAAACGTCTATCGTAAGTACAAAACTATCAGATTGGGAGATATGTATGCCAAAGCTTGCGAATAGACTCGCAACTCCAATAAGTGAACATCGATGATTCGGCTGCCATTCGATAATGAAATCGCATGGTTGGCTGAAAAGCGCAATCATATCAGTGCTTCGGAAATGTCCATCGTCATTGGTAACAATCCTTGGGGAAATATCGATGAATTGTACGATGTGAAGGTGGGATTACGAAAACCAAAAAATATTGGGGAGGAATCACAGGTTATCTTCGGTGTTGAAGCCGAACCTATTATTAGAAATGAGTTCGCACTGGTATTCAAGAATAGATACCAAGTGGAATATCACCCGTATGATATTCTTTGTCACGACAATCACCCCTATATATCGGCCACTCTCGATGGTGAATTGACGGATATCGTTACAGGTGAACAGGGAGTGTGGGAATGCAAGACCACCACCATTAGGGTCAACAATGACTTGGTGAAATGGAATGGCATCATCCCCCCTTACTATTTTTCACAGATCTGTACTCAATTGTTTGTTACCAATTGGTCATTTGGAATCCTAACAGCAAAGATCATCCATCAATCAGGCCATCTTAATGATGGTCAATGGATAGATGATGAATTCCCGACCATTCACACCCGGAATTACAAGTTTCTTTCACAGGATCCTGTAGTCCAAGAGTCCATTGCATTTGTTGCGCAAAAGGGCATCGCTTTCTGGCGGTGTGTTCAAAACAGACAAAGACCACCATTGGTCTTCAAGCCACTAAGAGGTCGGGCTGATGAAACAAGATGATGAAATTGAAAATATTGTTGAAGTTGAGGGAACCTTAGATGATGGCAGTTCAGGCAAGGATGAACTAGCTGTAGAAATCAGAGTTATCTCAATGGCGGATATTTATGAGAACCTGGAACAACTAAGCGATTTTCTAGTCGAACAAGTCCAGTTCGCCATATCAGATTTAAACTTGGAAAATATTGCACAAGCCAAAAGAGTAGTATCGAGTGCGAAAGGTATTATTACCGCTTTGGATTCCAGACGGATTGCACTCAAGAAAGAGATACTAAAACCCTATGACCAGATTGAACAGAAAATTAAGGTTATAAAAGAACGTATCAATGTAACGATCGTCCCTCTCGAAAAAGCAATTTCCAAAGCCGAGGAAACTCGGGTTCAGGAACGTGATGAATTGATTCGAGTATTAAAGCATGAACGATTTGCCCAAGAGAATGATGCCTTGGAAGCGTTCCTTAGGAAATGTGAGTGGCTCAATAACTCCAGTTGGTATAACAAAGGATACACCAATAAGAAAATCAGTGAAGAAATTGATAAAAGATGTTGTGATGTGATCTCAGATCTTGCTGCTTTGGATATTTTAAACGATGGTAACCCCCATGCTGCGGCATTAGCCCTGAACTACCAGCAACAGGGGAACCTAGGTAAAGCAATCGCCTTGCGTAAACAACTGGAAGAAGCCGAAAGGAACCATCAGAACAGAATCAACGCTTGTAGACCCGTTGAACTACTGGAAACTGAGAACAGACCGCGGGGCTCTATTCTGGAAGATACCTTTTCACCACCACAATCCCTAAACCCAACTGAGATAGTCCATTTTCGTGCAGAACTTGATCGACCAAAAACAATCAAGCTCACAGGATTCATGAGATCGGAACACATTAAGTTCGGTATCATCAAGGAGGTAAATCGATGATGCAACAAAGCCTAGCTCCTTTAGAAATTAACCATCCGACCACTACAGAACATGCCATGGAATCGGTAAGAACATCACGTGAAATAGCTTCCGTACAAGGGGCCGTCTTTATGGCTAAGAAATTTCCACGCAATGAGGATCTCGCCATCAAACGAATCTTGAAATCCTGTGAACGAGTTGGGCTCGCTTCGCAAGCCATCTATCAATATGCGAAAGGAGGCTCAAAAATCGAAGGCCCTTCCATCCGGCTAGCTGAAACACTTGCCCAATCGTGGGGTAACATGGATTCAGGAATACGAGAACTTGAACAGAATAATGGGTCAAGTCTCGTCGAATCCTATGCTTGGGATCTTGAGACGAATACCAGGAACAGCAAAATCTTTACGGTCTCTCACGTTCGTCACACCAGAGAACGTGATTACACTGTGACCGATCCTCGTGAAATCTATGAGTTGGTCGCTAACAATGGAGCTAGAAGATTGAGGGCTTGTATACTCGGTGTTATTCCTGGTGACATAGTAGACCTTGCTGTCTAGGCCTGCACTGAAACCATGCTTAAAGTTACGAAGACCGATGTGGATACCATCAATCGCCTTATGGGAGCATTCGAATCAATCGGGATTTCCAAGGAGATGATTGAAGCACGCATTCAACGGAAACTCGAAGCGATCACTACACACAATATTGTAGACCTCCGTAAGATCTATTCCTCGATCAAAGATGGTATTGCCTCTCCAATTGATTTTTTCGATACGTCCACACATAAGAGTCAACAAACTTTGGGAAAACCCGAAATAGTCCAGCAAGAGGAAACACCTGATCTTGCTGCGTTATTCGAAGCTGGAGGCTTATAATGGACAAGTTACTTATAACTGTGATGCAGAAAGGTATGCTCGATCCCTGCCCCAAGCTGATAAAGACAAGAGCAAGTTACATTGCTAACCAAATGAAATATGGCTTTTTCCATGTATTGCCCTTCGATCCAGTCGAAGGGGTAATGCTTGCGATTGAAACCCAGGGCAAGTACTCAAACTTCACTTACGATGAAGAACTCATTCGGGGATTAGTAGTATTCTACCGTGGAACGAAGGATTCATTTCTTAGCCTCACCGAGCAGCAAAAAGTTCTGATCCCCCAATGGTTTATTACGGAGCATCACCATGGCAAATGATATGAATTCGGTCATGCTTATTGGGAGGATCACACGTGATGCTGAATTGAAATATACCCAGACAGGTACAGCATTGTGTATGTTCAGCATTGCTATCGGTAAGCAGATCGTACGAAATAATCAGCGCGAAGATGAAGTGAGTTACATTGATTGTACCGTCTGGGACAAATTGGCAAAGGCATTACACCCACATTTGGTAAAAGGTAAACAGGTCTCCGTCGGTGGATCCATCAAACAGCAGCGTTGGGAACAGGATGGCCAGAACAAGTCAAAAATTGGAGTTATTGTTGAGAAAATCCAACTTCTCGGAGATTCCCGGCAGACTGACCATCGTTCACAGGCCCGTGGCATACAATCGAATCACATGCAGCAAGTGTACCCTCCTGGACCAGAAAGTTTCGACGATGACATACCTTTCTAATCTAGACAGTTAAACAAGGGATCTTGGAAGTATAATCGACCCAGTTCCATAGGTATTGAATATGAATAATCCTCAAAAAGAAATGACCTGCTCCGAGGCCGTTAGAAGAGCTGTACAAAGATGGCCAATCGGAGAGAAAAAATTTGGACCGGTAATCTGTGATGAAGTCAGGAATATCCTCTACCTTCATAACAGCCGTCTTGAACCAATGGACGGTACTATTCTCAGAAGGATGAGGGAGATTGCAGATGCGTACGGAATCGAGCATGTACGAGGCAATGAGAGCAAATATGTTAAAACTGACAGAGCCCGTAGTTTTAGTGAAGCCCCAAATAATTACAATGCAGACACCGAAGGAGCCCAATGATGGCAACACAACGGTTTATCTCAACATCCTTTTGGGATGACGCTTGGGTTCAGCAATTGAATCCAACAGAAAAATTTTTCTATCTCTATCTCATGACCAATCCGCTGACAAATATTGCAGGAATATACCAAACGACTCTTAAACGGATGGTCTATGACACGGGTATGACTGAAACAGCAATCAAAAAGGTGCTCAGGCGATTTGAAGCCGAAGGTAAGTCTTACTACCGATATGGATATATGATCTTGCCCAATTGGCCAAAACACCAGCATTGGGATGGTCATAGCAATGTGAAGAAAGGAATTGATACCATTTTGAAAAATCTGCCAGAAAGCGTACTTCAAACGGTGATTTCTACCAACTATAAATATCCATTGGATTCAATACTCAAGGAATATGGACTAAAGGATCTAGAAGGGGCTTCCAAGACCCTTACTAGTCTCTCCAACTATTCACACTCTCATTTGCATTTGGATACAGAGAAACATCCTGATATAGATTCCAATCCAAATGGGGGGACCAGCTCTCCATCGACTTCTGAAATTGAATTACCAGATCCCTTTGTTCTTATACCTCAAGGAGAGTTCAAGGAAGCTTTGCACCTGTATGTGGAGCATAGAAAAGATATCAAGAAGCCGATGACTGAGAGAGCTATCGCTATTGCATTGACTCAACTCGCTAAACTTCCAGACGACTTTGCTCGAATTGAATGCATACAGCAGTCAATCATGAACGGATGGCAAGGATTGTTCCCCGAAAAAATTCGCGGGAAACCACATGTTCATAAACCGATGTTCAGAACCGAAAGCGGGCCAGAAGTAGCAGTGGAGGACTATAACTATGAGTGAAATGATTGTAGATGCAGGTAAAGCCATTCAAGAAACTTTGGCTAGATTCGATGGAATCATTACGCAAAGTGATGAGGAGTATACCCGGATTGAACAGGAGAGAACAGCTCGAAAACATCATGAATTTATTACAGAACAACTTACCGCTATTCCTAAAAGATTCGTTGATTCTGTTTTTGACAATTTCGAGCTGAGTGAAGATAGTGAGGTTGCTGCCAAACAGATTAAGATTATCGATGCCTTACGATCCGGAGGGTCGGTTGTTCTCTATGGAAGAAATGGGACGGGAAAAACTCGGTTGGCATTTGCAGCTATGCAATACCATATCAAGCAAGGAAAAACTACGCGATATGTAATATCCCTCGAACTGTTTGATGAGATTCGCCAAGCCTTCAATGATCATGGAGTCTCTAGCATTATCGAGAAGTATGCTCGATTTGATTATCTGATCATAGATGAGGTGGATAAATCCTACGGAAGCGCGACTGAAGTAATCAACTTATTCCGCATAATCAATGAACGGTACAACCGTCTCCTCCCCACAATCATGATCACCAATGCAGGAAGAAGCGACGAAGTAAAGGACGGTGTGCTTATCAAGGGTGTCATAAATTCGATTGGGCGAAGCACCTATGAACGAATTGTAGAAGGTGATGGTAAAGCATTTGAAATGGACTGGGAATCATACCGAAGACGAAAACCTGGGAGAACAATATGCTGAGCAACGCTTTACGGTCCTGTTACAGGCAGATAGGTCGAATGACTATCGAACGTGCATATGAGGATATCTTCTCAAACGATGATAACGAATATTGGTCTGCAGTCCGATTTTTCAGAAATCACAGAAGGTACATGGAAATAGTTTGCCATGTTGCAGAACTCGATCCATCAACCACCTACAAAGGCTATCAGACTTTACGATCTCTTCGCGAGATGGGGATTAAAAGGAATTCTGTCGAACTCAATTTGATCGAAATACATAATACAAAGCAAGGAGCTTCACATGAAGTATCGAACTGAACAGGAATTACGGGAGATGATAATCTCACAGGCTTTTGAACTTGCCGAAGTCAAAGATCTGCTTCGCTATTATCAAGAGGAGAGATTAAAAGAAAGGAAAGCGGCTGAGATTAGTAAAATTGAGAAGGTCTGACCCAGGAGCTGCTGATCATGAAACCTACCTTTTATGGTAGGTTTCATTCAAACCAACACCTGTAAGGTTAGAAAAATTTGCTTAGTTCATTTTTATAGAATCTCAATTTAGGAAAAGTATATCTTTTCATTAATTTCATTTAACGTATATAAATTGAATTGCATTGGCAATTTTTATTAATCTGTCATAGACTATGGGCAATATTCTTAAAAATCCAAACCTAGGAGCGTTATGATGAGTATTGCATTGATAGACCATTCAACATTGAGTTCAGTTCAAAGAATACTTGGTCAAATTGAAGTAAGAGATAAATCAGTTATTGACGGTGATATCTGTGCATTTGAAAATTTCATAAGCGCAATACTATTTTATAATGAATGGATAGCAATCGATGATTACATCGATGAATTTTCAGAATCCCGGAAGAAGGAGTTTCACTATCTCAGTTTTCTAGACCCCAAAGAATTCAATGGTGATCAAATATTAGAAAAGTCATTAGAAAAAGCAGATTTTTACTACCCTACAATCTCTGGTGGAGAATTCACAGATGAGGCATTTAGAGAATTTTTTCGAATATTGTCTATCAACATAAAATGTACGTGGGATATCTCTAATAGCATCTACTATTTGACTTTGAAAATGCTGGGAGAGAAAGGAGGGTATGAATTTAAAAAATATAGCGAGGTATGCCATCAGATATTTTCAGAATTAGGTGAGATAAAAAATTCGGGAGCCTCTCGCAATCAAGCATGCAAACTATTTGATCAAATGGGCGAAGAGATTTCGAATACTGGTTATAGAATTCCAAACGCAAAATGGGGAAATGGTGAGACAGGAGGTCTAACTACTGGGTTATCAGGATTTATTTCTGCGTTAAACTGGATTAGTTATAAGAGTATCTATTATACTTCCTTTGCCGAATATTTAAAGGCAGACAGCTTCCTTCATCCGATTCGACAAAATTTTCAACTTTATTATCTTGAGAAGACCAAGTTTTATTCTCTAAATTATATTCAAGAAGTACTAAACCGTTTTTCTAAACAAATAAGTGAAGAAATTAGCATACTAATTAATCAAGCCAGAAGTAGCTTAATTACGGTTAGTGTCCCAAATTTCTTAACCTATATAATATCTGCAACTAAAGATCCTTCCTCAATTATCGCGTATGCTTTTGACCTAAGAGACAGAAAAGAGTTTGTGGAAGCAAGAGAACAATTTGGAGTCCTTCGGAACCTATTTGACGAAGAGGACTATTCTACAGCTTCTAGAAAAAAGGAGAAAATTGAGCGTGAATTACATTCTACTTTTAATGAAATTCGAAGAACCTATGGACTCCCAATTCTACAGGGTGATGGAATTTCAAAGATCGTAACAAATCTTAATTCAGCAGGGTCGGTTTTCTCTTTGCCCTCTATCCCGAACAATCTCGAATCAAGTAGATTCTTAAATGTAGTTTCGCAAATGAGAAACAGGAAATCCTGGTCTGTTATCTATCGGAATTTATCGAAGGAGCTACTCAACATCCAGAGTTTAGGCCAATATCATGATCTGATAGTGAAAAATGTCAAAGTGAATGAGAACTTAAGAGCGCATAATCCAAGGGTAGAATCAGAGAAATATCAGTTCTTTCATAGTCAATGGAAAAGCCCAATGTAATCTAACTTTCATCTTGAAAAGAGTTTTGATGAGACGGTTTCTATTACAAACTCCACTTTCGTTAAATCATTGAAGGGTCCTTCCAGAAAAATTTTCATTAAGAAATTCTCAATGTATGATAACAATTTTTCAAGTAGTTGTAAAAAGCACTTGCTATAGCACCAATCCTTTCGATATCAATCGTCCGGTTCTCTGCTTTGAGACCTTGCTGTTTTTCTCTTGGAGCATTTTGGGTTGTGCAGCAAGCTTTCTTTCTACTTCGTCATACTCACGGCTGGTGAAACGATACAGGTCGAGTTTGTACCACATTGCCAGATTATAGACATTGCAATCCAATGCTTCATTGCGCTCTCGGATTGTTTGCCAAACTCCGTGTTTCGATTTCCCAGTGGGTGGTTTATATTCTTCAGCTGTCAATTGCCGAAAGAACTCATCATCGTAATCATTGGGGAACTGCATTACAAACGGAGTGTCTGTGATGAAATTTCCATCAGATCCTATCTGTTCTCTAATTTGCAAATAATGATAGACCTCACTCTTGAGCACCGATGAACCAACATCAAAGTATTTGAAGGCACTTCCCCTATATTGATTGGTTCTACCATCCCTATCTTTTCCACCTTTGTCTTCCTTCACTGAAGATATTTGAGAGCGCAGGATATCACTACCACGCACCAAATGAAATCGATCGTTGTTCAACCGCATCCAAAAGGCGTTGACTTGCTTGGTATTCCATCCTCTATCCATGGCATTGGCAGCAGGCTGCAACCGAACTCCATCCTCCCGGATGAACACCCCGTTAAGAATCTCCCTATCGTATTCATCCCAGACAGGATTGTTGAGATCCTTGGTGGTGGATCCTGGAGGGCAAAGGAATATGTAATATTGAATACTACGGGAGCGCCCATTGCGACACCATCCCTTAAGCTCCACCTCAATACGATTTTCCTGGACATCCGCTCCACTGGTCAATACCAATACATCATTGGGAATCTCACCCCGGGAGTATCTACTCCCTTTGGATAGCTCATATAGCAGCTGGAAATCAGGGCGAACACTGGCCGCTTCATAAGGTTCGGCAAGAATACCATTATAGAAAGCCGTGAGCTTATCCTGATCCTTGCTCTCGGTGGCAACAAGAAACGATGTCACACATTTCTCCCAAGACTGCCAACCAACTGGAGCATATAACCCATTGATCCAATACCCTATAACGGTAGGATCAGTTTTCTTCTTATTTGTTGGTCGCCACTCACCCCGCTCCAACATGGTAGTCTTATCGTGGTTACGTATCTTTCGCTTACAGTCAGGATTTTCACACTCCAACCAGGCTTCTTTGACATGAGTACCCTCAGCATCCCACCGAATACGTTTCCAATCAATAATTTGCATCTGGCCACAATAGGGACACGGAACAAAATACCGTCGTTGGTCTGTTGCATCATACTCTCGAATGATCTTGCTATTCTGGTTCACCGGAGTGGAGGAGATAAATATCTTCTCTCTACCGCTAAACGTCGATGTCCGCTTATCGGCGAGTTCAATCGGGTCTCCTTCACCGCCGATATTGTCTGGCATCGCATCGACCTCATCCAAGTAAACAATTCGGCAGGGAAGCGATCGCAATGAAGCTGGCGACTCACCAGAAGCAATGGACAGAAATCCACCAGGGAATAGTTTCATTTTATCAGTATCGCCACTACTTCCCCGCTTTGGACTGGAAATGCGTTCTCGAAGCTGCTCATTGCAGGCGACCATTGGATCTATACGCGTATTGACCATCTTCTTGCCTTCTCCGTCATTCGAAAACACAAACAACATGGGAGAAGGCATATTCACCACATAAAAATCGATACAATTAAGAATCAACTGAGTTTTACCAACCTGGGTTCCAGCACGAAAGGTAATTTTCCGATAATGACTCGAAGGCCCCATTGCATCCATGGGCTCACGCATATAGGGAGTACGACTGGTCCGATACTTCCCACTCTCGGCATTGGATGTCGGCAACATAAGATTTGCATCGCAGAACTCTGACACCGATAAAAGAGGAGCAGGTTTCATCGCCTCAAGAAACTGTTTGGTGAGCCAAGAACGATCCTTCCGTTCTTTCAAGGAGGGCTTTTTACCCTTGAGATTTTGCTTTTTAGTGGTTCTATCGATATTTGTCAGCAATCTTATCTACCTCTGTCGCTGCCTTTTTCAACATCCCCTCGATATCATCCAGAGTACGATTATGCTCGGATCTCAGAATGTCATAGACTCTAGCTTTCAAGAGGGGGAAATTGTCACCACACTGTTCAATGGCAGCATGGATATCGCCGACCACCCTGTCAGGAGTGGCAAGCACACTGTTTTTCAATGCTACGAGGAAGGTGAAGAAAACAGATAAAACATCCTGCTTTGCGATAAGATCGCCACGTTCCTGAGCAAGTTTCAACTCAACCCGTTCTGCTTCAGCTTTGGTCTTTCGAATTTTCTGTGTGTTGAGGGTCTCGTCATTGGATTCTTCCTCATTATCATTGTTGTGAAAGTTATTGAGATTCTCGACTTCCGGAACTTGTCGTAGCTTAGGAATTCTCCCGATATTGGGGACTTTTCTATTATTTGCCCTGCCAGTTCCAGCCAGATAATCAGAACGGTTCTCTTCCCACAATTTGCTCGCTACAACAAAATCGAGTTGTCTTGTTCCTGAATAAAAAGCGATGCGACCACTTTGAATTGCCCGGGTAACCTGGGATTTACTCACTTGCATCCGTCGGGCGAACTCAGCTTGTGAGACCAACTCCCCACTCATTCGAAAAGTTCCTCGACTACAATCCTGTGTCCGTCATCAGAGATGAACATGTATTCAAACTGCCGGACCTCTATTGCTGAATCACTGATATGAGCCTTGAGGGAGTTCTTATCGATCCGACACCCAATTGTACCCATGTATGCCAATAGGTTTCGTTGCCCGCCTCTTATGGTTTGGGTCATAGCACACAAGTCGTGGATCAGATAGATAATCTTCCTTTTTGACATGGGCACCTCTCCTTTACATAATACACCATATATAGCGTATTAAGCAATATATAATTCTATATAACACCATAAGTAGGGCATAGAAAGCGTTTCTCACTTGCGATACAGCCTGAAAAATGCATAACTATTAGCATGAACACGACGACCTATAGCCAGCAACTAGTCGAAGCTCAGCAAAGCCTTGCTCTCTGGAAAGAGGCTGAGAGAAATGTCGCAACTGGCGGTAAATCGTATTCAATTGGTGATGGAGATATGCTTCGTAAACTTGAGCGAGCTACTCCCCAGGAGATCCTTGCAAATATCAAATACTATTCAAAGGAAATCAACCGCCTTGAACGTGTTCTGTATACCGGAACACGTCGTATTGTTCATGTGAGGTGCCGATGAAACCAAATCTCATTGACCGTATGGTGAGCACCTTCAATCCTGTACAAGGCGCCAAACGCATAGCAGCTCGCAAAATCCTACAGATAAGTGCAGAGAGCATCTATCATCAGCGGGGACATAATCAACAGACCAAGAATTACAATCCGTTTTTTTCTACCGATCCAAACCTAGGCATATCAGCTGAAGTTTCAGCTGCTCAGCAACGATCCAATGGGTTATATTTCGAGAATTCTATAGCAGCGGGAATCATCAACGCAATGGTGGATGGAGCGATCGGTATTGGCTTATCGCCACAGTCATATGTGAAACAGCGGATACTTAATATCCCAAAAGAGCAAATCGCAGAGACCCAACGCATCATCGAAACCTACTGGGCAATCTGGGCCAACTCACCGGAACTGTGCGACCATTATCATAAGCAGACCTTCGGATCTCTGCAACGTGAAGCCTATGTCAATGCTTCATCGTGTGGCGATATGCTACAACACATCAAGATCGTCAAATTCGGGAACATCTATCTTCCTCAAGTCCAGAATATCGCTGGCAGCAATGTCAAAAGCCCCTATCATTGCGACTCAAAGAGACTTGCCGGTGGCGTTGAGGTCGATACAGCAGGCCGGGAAACAGCCTTTCACGTAGCAGTGGTCGGCGATGATCTGGCGACTGAAACCATAACCAGGGTAGCTAAGTTTGGATCACACACCCGCCGCCTTACCTACAATCTTGTCATGCTTGGTCAAGTGTTTCCTGGTCAGCGACGTGGCCGTTCAATCTTATCGCGGGTAGCGGAACCTATCATCCAAATGGGTCGTTATAGTGAAGCAGAATTAACCAAGGCCATTCTTCAGTCGTACATGACCCTGTTCATTGAGACAGCGGAGAATCATGAGGAACATGTTCCCGATGATCCTCTGCTGCGACTCACTGAATCATCCCGTTCTGAAAGTTGGCATCGAGAGGATGCTGAGGGCAACATTCTCCCGAACGAAGTTCCCTCTGACGGTACAGCAATCACTATGGGACCTGGATTAGTATGGAACCTTGCTCCTGGGCAGAAGGCTAGTCTACCTGAAAGCAAAGCTCCTGTCGCTGAGTTTTGGAAGTTCATGGAGGCCCAACTCAAATTGGTAGGCATGGCAGTGGGCATACCATACGAAGTACTGATCAAATCCTTCAACAGTTCCTACTCAGCATCTCAAGCGTCTGTCCAAGACGCCGCCAGAGGTTGGAAAATCGCAGCGAATGAGTGGGCATATAAATATTGCCAACCAGTCTATGAACAGTTTGTTGAATTGCTGGTAAAACAGAATTTGATCAATTGTCCTGGATTCCTTGAGAATCCCATTGTTCGCAAAGCATGGTGCTCCACTGAGTGGCATGGACCAGCTGTGTTGAATGTTGATCCGCGCAAAAGTGTAGAATCATCGGTCAACGCCATTACCAATCACCTCTCAACCCACGAAATCGAAGCCCGTAAACTATTCGGTCATGAATGGGAAGCTGTTTTGGATCGACTCGTAGAAGAGAACAGTATGATCGTCTCCGGGTTGGGTCACTTGATGAACAAAGATGAAGCCTCCAAACCCTCGCAAGATGAGGAGGAAGACCATGAATGATTTTGGATACCTCGCTATCAACGAACATGCCTACAACGAAATTCGTCGGGAAACGGGAATCATGGCCGACAGGTCAAATGCCAGATGGTTCGGTGGAAACATTACTGCAGATGGAATCGGGATCATAACTATTGAAGGTACGTTGGGACATGGGTGGTGGGGAATTCCCTACAAGGTTTTAGCCAGGCAGATTGAGAAACTGGATGAAGACCCAACTACAAAAGCCATCCTACTAGATATCAATTCTCCTGGAGGAGCAATCAACGGCCTTGTCGAGTTAGCCCAAAGTATTAAGAAATGCTCTAAACCCATTTATGCTTATACCGAAGGTTATTGTACTTCCGCTGCCTATCTTCTGGCATCGACAGCCACCCAGGTGTTCGCATCACCACAGGCAACGATCGGTAGCATCGGTGTTTTAGTCCATATCGTCGACGACTCCAGACAAATGGAGAAAATCGGAATCAGCGAGACGGTAATGCGTTCTAGGCATGCTGCGAAAAAAGCGCTTGATCCACATACAGATGAAGGACGCAAGGAAATCCAATCAAGCTTGGACACCCTTGAAGAATTGTTTATCAGAGAAATTGCAAATAACCGGGGAGTCTCCTCGGAAGACGTTATAGAACGGTTTGGTCAGGGTCTGACCTTCCATGCTGTTGAGGCAATGGAGAAAGGGATGATCGATACGATTGTCTCGGACTTCGATGCCTGCGTCGATAAAATCAAACCCTCTCTTGCAGGGGGTGGAGGTGTAGTGATGGGACAAGCAACAGAGACAACGGTTCTCACCATCGAAACTCTAAGGGCACAACACCCCGAACTCGCCAGCATATTGGTCGAAGAGGGTCGCGCACTTGGATTTACCGCTGGAAGACACGAAGGAGTGACCGCAGAACGAACACGCATCGTTATGTTATCGGCACTCAGGCAGGTTGAGTTCGGTACTGAAGTAATCGAACAGGCGATACAGCAGGGCGAAAGCATTGAACAAGCCAAGTCGATGATTCTGGATAAACAGATGGAATCGGCAAAAAAAGGTCCCGCAAAACCCGCAGTAGTTTCGTCATTGGCCAACATTGCCGCTGAATCGGCAAGTTCGGAAATCAACCCTGTTGAACCGGTTATCCAGACTGGAGAGATGCAGGTTGAAAATGCAGCAAATCGAGCAATTGCTGCAATACACGCCCAAAAGAAGGGCATGAACAAGGAGTAATGTATGGGATTTACAGAAACACTCACAATCTCCCATGGGAATCTTCTTCTCGATACCCTTGGGGGACTCGTTACCAGAAAGGTAACCATTGCGGCGGATCCTATCAACAAACAATTCCCTACAGGGGCTCTGATGGGAAAAATCACGAAGGGCACTGTTTCGAAAATCTCGAACGGAGCTGGCGTCGATGGTGCTAATACGGGAACTGGTACGCTCACCCTTGATGCCACTGCTCCCTTACAGGCGAAAGCAAAGCTCGGGACGTATGCCATTGTGATAACCAGAGCGTTTGCAGCTGAAGGAACTGTCGCGGGAGCCTTTGAAGTGTACGATCCCGATGGGTACCTGTTGGGGACTGCAACAATCGGCGATACGTGGTCTAAGCATATCAAGTTTGTACTTGTTGAGGATGGAGCCACGAAGTTCGTCGTTGGCGATGCCTTTGACGTCACGCTCGCGGCGGGAAATGGACAACTCGGTGCGTTCAATCCAGAAGCAGTCAATGGATGTGATATCCCTTATGGGATTCTCGGAAATCCTGTTGATGTCGAGGCAAGCGAATCGATTGGTTCATTCGTCTACCTCAAAGGAAAGTTCGACCAAAACGCTGTTTCGGTCATTCCCGGTGTCACACTGGAGAATCACAAAGATACACTGCGCTCCCTGGGAATCTATCTCGTGGATGTACAGGACGAAATCTAAGGAGTTATCATGGGTTATGATATTGCTACAACCAGGGGTTTAGTGAAGGTGCACGCCCAATACAAGCAGGCGTTCCCTATCAACCGGTTCCTCCGGGACAGATACTTCGGTAATGCCCCGATTGTCTCGAAATTTCCATTCATCACCATAGAGACCATGCGTAAAGGTCGCAAGGTCTCTACCCAAATCCGTAGAGGCGAAGGGCCAATAGAGGTTTTGGCGCGTGATGGCCATGCCAGATCGATCTATGAAGCTCCCTACTTTTCGGAAAAATCGGCAATCACCGCTGAGGATCTGACGAAGTTCTCCTTTGGAGAATCGTTAGAAAATCCTTACGATAGTACGACCAAAGCTTTGATGGTGTTTGCCGAAAAACAGAACCACATCGAAGATCGTTTCAGCCGTACCGAGGAACTCCAGGCATCTGAGCTCTTGATTACCGGAAAGGTAAAAATGATCGATGGCTCCTACATAGTATTCGGCACAGATTCTGAGCTGATTGGGGTCAAACCCACCGTAAAGTGGAATACCACTGGCGGTACCGGAGTTTCGATCCTGGGGGACCTCAAGAAGTGGATGTTCTTGGTGCGCAAGAAGAGCGGTATGCTACCGAACGAGATCATTGTATCCCCAGATGTCCATGAGCTAATCGTCAACGATCCTGGTGTACAGAAAATGATGGATGTGAGGAACTACGATTTTGGCAAACTGACTGCTGTCAATCTTGATGGTTTCGGTGGAGTGACTGACGGTGGTTTTATCCGGATTCCCGGTGTGGGGTTCATTCAGATTTTGGTATACGCAGAATCCTATGATAATGAAGGGACTGTGACAGAACTGTTCCCCGCAGGTACATTGGTGATGGCCAATAACAATAATCTTGGCCGCATGTCGTATGCAGCAACCGAAGGTCCGGTAAATGGTCTGCCTGGCTACATCCCAGGATCTAGAAGTGTGTTCGTGACCAGAGCTGAAGGTGATTCCTCGGAAGCGGCTATAACCATGAAAATGGCTCCACTGGTACAGCCGATATCACTCGATACTTGGTTGAGTGCCAACGTGCTGGTAAGCGCATAACGAAATTACTATGGCAAACAACACTCGTGAATGGGCATACAACATCGCTCACGGAGAATTCTCAACGGGAAACAATGGAGTTCTTGTGACTATTGGCCATGGGGGAGTTGAATATCCAGTCTCGGTTTTGGAGGGACGGGCATGGAAACGTAAAGAGGTAGACAAGCAATTGCTCACAGATCTACCGGCACAAAATCGGAGTATCCTTATCTCTGCGATATCCCTCCCTCCAGCCATTCCCATTGAAGAGTATCAGAATATAACCGTTACGATCGATGAATCGCGGTTTGGGATCCTATGTACTACTGGTACCGATCCCATCAGATTCTTTCTGTATGGAATAGGAGAAGAGGTAATACCTGGTGATGGTGAGGATATGTTGATCGATGTTGGCGTGGGTTTTGACGAGGATATGCTGGAATAGGAGAACGGTATCATGCGGATGAATGTCTTGGTTGATGCTTCTGAAGTGCAACAGGCGATAGATAGGATGCGTTCAAAAGTTCCTCAATATGGAGCGGCTTTGGTATCTGAAATATCCTCTGGTTCACGGAAGGTTGCATACGGTCGGTTCTTCAACCGTACCTATTCGACAAACAATCCAAATTCACTGAATATTGCCAACCGATATGGGATCAGGATGTACAAGGACAAAAACGGAAGAAGAACGATTCGTCGTGGTCCGGCATTCACCATGATGACCAAGGCAGGTCGAGTGGACCGAAAAGGAAGACGTATGGTGAAATTCGCACTTAATGTAAGGCATCCGTTTACCAAAGTTGCCACTTTCTCTGCCTATCCGCTGAACCTTTACGAGAACGATGTAATCAATCACGGAAAAAAAAGACCAGGAACGCATATTATGATGACTAAGATCCCACCTGCAGTACAAGGTACAATAACTCAATCGATTCAAGAGATTGACTCCCGAATAGAACAGGACTTCAAGCTCTCTGGCGGCAAGAGATGACCGATACTTACGGGATCATCGCAAAAACCTACAATCTGGTAAAGAACGGTCTCAATGAGTATCTGTCCACCATGAACGCAGCGACAAATACCGCTGGACTACGAGTTGGTTCAATCGATCAATTCCATAATGACGGTCAGAAGCTCATTGAAGGCAAACGGTGCTTGGCGATTGATTCAGTGGGAGACGGAGTGTATCAGGCCGATTGGGATACTACATTGATTTCAATTGGATTCGATTTACTACTGTTGGATACCGATACCCGGCTCATCCATAAATACAAAGACCATTTGATCAACTACTTGAATGGATTGTCTATCGGAATTACCCGATTGGTGGTGAACGTGGACGTCCAAAAAAAACAATATGGCTTCGAGCATGAACGATTGCTGGTCGTATTGGAAATTATCATCGATACCATGGAGGATGACGATGAGTAACACTAAAGGCAGGACCGGAAGAAACAAACTTGCGTACCTGATGACTGAAGAGACAGCGCTTGTTGGCAGCAGTGATGCCAGCCCGAAGATTGAGAAAGGAAAATTCTACTATGCAATAGCGGGTGCAGAGACCGGTTCAGCCATCCCCGTTGCAATTTTCAATCCATTTATCTGCTCCAAGGAGACAGCTCTGGCAGTTGGGGATAGCGTGATTCCACTTACCAAAGATCTCTTGGGATTCGTGCGGGATACAGGTGATGACGCCAGTAAAGGTGTGCAGGATGCTTCCACCGATGAGAATGATGAAGCCGATAGTGTTTCCGATTCTTTGGTATCGAAAATAGGAAGCATTAGTGGCTACTACAAACGGGGAACATCTTCACAGACCGCTGCGCAAAAATTGCTTCTGCAGTTCGATCGCATCGCGAAAGCGACGGCATCTGCCGGGTCGGCTGATATTGTCACGATCAGTGAGATCGAGCATGGCAAGGTTATCATTATGATTCACTACGATGCACGGGAATGTGTTGAGGGTGACATTGTCGATATCGATATTTTCCCGGCGATTCTTACTGCACGCAACTCCAGTGCGAACACCGGCAGCGTCAGTTCCTTGACTTTCAACTATTCCAAATGTGCACAGAGTGACGAAGGCATGAAATCGCTGCATTACATCGGTCCATGGCACACGGAAGTAGCGGTATAGGAATGTAATCCAAACGGCGTTCTCCCGGGAAGGACGCTGTTGTAAGTCCGATAGAAAAAATCGGTGATCCCGGTACCGTATCTAAAGGGAAGTATATGAAACTTAAGGCACAAGGCGTCTTCAATGGTGATAAAGCGAATCCCAACATCCGTCACAAATATGTGGTGAACTTCGCAGTTGACTTGGGCGATCGTGATAAGAAAAACAAACCAGTCATGGTGAGAAACCGTGAACTTGATGAAAAAGACCAGGTCTACGTGATTTGTGATCACCTATTGGCCGCTGAGCGTGAACAGTACTTCTCATCCAACTCGAAAGGGCGTGGATACGCAGATTTTGCGAATGTGGTGAAGAATAAAGTCCGAAGCCTCCATAATCTGGATCATCCGGAAGAAGATCGGCAGATGACGATTGATGAAGTCTTGGACGCATACGGATCCCCTATGGCACAACAGATTGTCCAGGATATTGCAGTCCATCTGCTTATCGCTGGTGACCTTGATGAGGGTGAAATAAAAAACTGATCTGCGGCTACCAGGCGGCACGACGTGGGCTGCTTGGTGAGCCGGTGGACATCTTTGAAAGACTTTCAGGTATGGGTCATCTCATGCCTGGATTCACCTCAACCAATGCCGATGGCACCGAAGTTCTGGTCTGGGAAATGCCATCGCAGCAAGAGATCAACGATCAGGACACTCCGTTTCTTAGAGCATGCTTCCACCTATTCAAGTTATTTAAGAGCTGCGGACTTCCCCATGGCAGCGGATTCATGAACGAAAGAAAAACGGTCATAGACATTATTGTTTTGCTGGAGAGCGAGGAATCGAAATACGAATCCTGGTGGTACAAAAATCGAGATCACCTTGAGGAGAAAGACTGATGGCTGATGTCCGTATCAAATTCATCGCTGAAACTCAGAATTTCAGTTCGGAGATAGACAAAGCCAACACCTCTCTTAAGCAATTCGGAATGGAAGGAGCCACACTCAGTCAGGCCTTGAAATCCAAAAATCTCGATGCAGTGGCTGCAGTAATGGCCCGGAACAGGAATGCTACGCTTGCCAGTGGCGATGCTCTAAAAGCGTTTAAGAATGAGACAAACGACTTGGGGAAAGTTTTCAAAGCCGTGGCTAAGGACTCCGAGGGGTGGCAAGGGTCTTCTATCAGTGAAAATGGATCTACTGGTCCACTGGGAAAGTTGACCAGTGGAGATGCACTGAATCGATTGAAGGAAATGGCCGATGTCACTCAGAATATGACGAAAGCAGTCAAAGAGTACTATGCCAACATCCCCACCGATGATCGGTCCACCGATCCATTTTCATCGGATAAATTCATTACAGATGTACAGGCTAAAGGTGATGCCATCTCCCTGTTCGGAACTGAACTTGAAGCGGTAAGTAAGAAGATGTCTATGATCTCAGCTGAAGGGCAACGACTTGTTCTCTCTGGTGGAGATCCGCAGGAGATTAAGAAATTATCCGAAGAGTATCGTCGGCTTTCAACTGAACACGACCGTTTATCGCAATCGGCAAATGGTACCTCCACGCGGATTAAAAATTTAGTGAAGAATTTCGTATCGGCACAGTTAGTTGTCTATGCCATCCGAAAGACTTTTCAGCTGGTCACCCAGGGATTCAAGGAATCTTCATTGGCGGCGGCAGAAGCCGAGCAGGTGACCCAGAAATTTATCACTGTGTTCGAAGGATTCTCCAAAGCCTCTGAGTCGGTCAATGTGTTAGTCAATTCTTATGGGCTTGCTTCAAGCAGTGCCAAAAATATGTTGGCAAATATCGGTGATATGGCCTACGGACTGGGGGCCTCGACTCAAGAGGCTGCTGCGTTTGCAGCAGAGACAGCAGAATTTATCCAAGACCTCATAGCTTTTAAGGACATAGGTGGTGATGTTATCGAAATCACCCAAGCCTTCATGTCTGGTGCTGCAGGGAATACCAGAAACTTCAGACAGTGGGGATCCATCGTAAAAGAAGCGACAGTACAAAACCGAATACACGCAAAGGGCTTGGATATCCTCACAGGAAGTTCTTTTGAATGGGCAAAAGCCCAAGAGCGTGTTGCCATTGTTATGGAACAGCAAAAGAATGCCCTTGGAGCCACTGAGAAAGAGTGGGATATGATGTTGTCAGTAAATCGCCGCTATACCGAACAGATGAAGCAATCAAAAGAGATAGCGGGGAAATATATCAATGACTTCCTCCATCCAGTGAAAAAGGCGATCCTCGACATGGCTGAAGCTTGGAATATTGTACAAACAGCCAAGCGCAACTACATGGATAATCCTGAGAATCCAAACAATGAAGTCTTATGGGGAGAAACCATGAGAAACGCATTGTCTACACATTTGGTAAAGACCTATCCCTCCTCATGGGGAGTAAAACAATCCATGGGAGAAGATGCCTTCAAGCGTATGGTAATTGAGTTTGGTGCTCCATGGGAGGAGGCGATTGCGCTGGTAAAAGCCTATGTAGGGCTCACCAGTACGGCTGAAGCTTCCTTGCGAAGTTATTATCAGAATCTAGAACGTGTGCAGGCTCTGGAAAAAGCTCGTACAGAGGAACTCGAACGGAGCACTCAGGCAGCCAAAGAATTGCAGGATGAGCTAGCCTGGCTCGGGGACACATTCTTGAATTTGGGCGCTATCCCATTTTCAAATCGAATTGCGGGAGAGTTCTCAAAGCAGTTCAGTTTGGAAAAGCTCTTGGGCGTAGATACCGATGAAGCCGATCTCAACGCGAAGATGCAGGGTTTATTCATTATTGCTGAGGAGTTGAACAATAAGATTGTGATAGAAACGGCCAAAGGATTAGCTGCTAACACAAGTTTACTCACAGCCTGGAATGATGCGCTGATATCCGTGACCGCTGGCATTAAAGATGCAAATACCAAACTGCAGCTCTCGAATTTCACCAAACAAGAGGATTCACTCTTTTCCCAAATCAAAGCATTGGAGAAACGTAATGAACTCGAAGCCATATACGGGAAGGAAAACACAGATATCATCGGAGTGCGCATGGATCAGTATTCTGCTGAAATGGAGGCTCTGAGGCTGAAAAATGAAGCAATCAAGGCGGGGATGGATGAAGGTGCGGCGGAAACAGCGCGTCTTGGCTTGGTTGAAACAATAGGAAATCTGTACACTCAGCAGTTGAATATCGCTCTTGAAACTGCCGATGCAAAGGGCCAACAGGAAGAATCCGAGCGGAGAATCAATGCAATCCTAGCGGCTCGAGAAAAAATATCCGAAGTATCTGTTGAAAATCAAGCTGGATCAAGAAACCTAGAACGGCCTTGGAACAGTTCGGCTCATGCAGATGCACAGTTTGTATTGGCTGAGAAAAAGATAGCTAACAGTATCTCAATCCGTGAACTGGAAAAATCATTTCTAACTGCACAACAACTTACCGCGATTTCCAGCTCAAGTGGGGCTCTCACTACTGCAATGATGCTCAGTGCAGATCAGATTGCTGAGGTCAGTGCATATCGTAAAGAATTGGAAACCAGTGCGGAATTAGAATATCAGCAAGCACTCAAAGACGCACGGGATGAATCGTTGTTGGATATCCGATCCTTATGGGAGAATCTTGGCGATATTAGTTTGGTTAAGGGATGGATCGACACCTACCAGAACGTCAAGAAATATGAGACTGACGTAAAGGGAAAATCGGATGCCGATGCTACTGATATTGCAGCCTTTGCTACTCTGGAATCGATGATCTTTGAATTTCTCGGGCATCTGGAGACAGTAAATGAGCTACTGGGAATTGTTACTTCTCTATTTGATGCATTAGCCCCGATTCTTGATAGCTTTCTTGCACCTTTGGTATTGTTTCTCAGACCGATTGCACAGATTCTTGCAGATTTGATCTACCCCGTTCTGCTCATACTCTTTCCAGTGATCAAGGGAATTGGTATGACGCTGGTACTACTGATGGCGGCAATTGAAACAGTGACAAATGCCTTCAGCTGGATGTTTCGTAGCATTGAGGTATTCATCTGGAATCTCTCCCACCTTTTTAATAAAAAGGACTTCCCTGATCTTGGAGAAGAGACGAAGAAAATATGGGAGGATGCTTGGGACGATATTGAAGAAATAGCTAATCTGGAACTCCAAACCCGCACAGATTTTGTATCACAGCTAACTGAGGCTCAGCAAGGAGAGTTGGCTGCCTATGAGGAGATGTACCAGCATGGTTTGCTGACATTCACCGAATTCGACAATATGGTAAAGAGCAATATCTATGGTAAGAATGTGGATACTCCCAGGGGATCATCAAGCTCGCTAGGGACGAATATCACCATGGGCAACGTCACTATTACGGTGAATGCGGGAACGATTTCCGATCCAGCGGAACTTGCACGTATGGTGTCTGCTGAGCTGGCTAAAGCAAACCGACGAGGAGGATCCTATGCCGTCGCATGAAAATAAACGAATGCGATGGCAGTATGAGTTTCTCTTCTTCGGAGATTCTGTGTGGACCGACTTTTCCATTCTCATTGATTCACGAGCGACAACCATAGAACGCAACGGGTGTTCCAACGATCTCTCCAGCAGCATAGACGTGTGTCAGTTCACCTTGAAATATGCTACGACCGCAAAAAAAGCTTTGCATAACCATGTGATGGGACGTTTGATGATTGCGAAGCTAGCCAAAGAACCAGTCTTATTCAGATGCACGAATCGCACTACTTATACCAGTATCTTCTTCGGGCGCATGGACCTTGGTAATTTATCTCAAACCAATAAACGCGATCCTGGGTGGCTAACTCTTGAAGCTGAGGACAATAGCTGGAGACTGGAAGCGGAGATGGACGATGCATTCGAATTCCCCTCAATCATTGGTGATACCCCATATTATGTGTTCAACTCCAGTGCAAAGAATCGATCAATTGTACATATTCTTGCAGCAAGAGCTGGATATCTCGCTGTAGAGATCGATGACCTTGGTTCAGATCCGGTTCTCTTACAGATCCAACACATCTCCTATAATCTCCAATCCAAACGATCCTATCGGAACTTCTTGGACCAGTTGTTGTTTGAATGTGGTGCTGTCTACTCGTTTACTTCCGATGGCAAATTACAAGTGCGGAGCCTTATCGTGCCGCCGGGACGAACCGCAGATAGCATCCTTGGTAGTACATATTTTGTTGGCAATGGGATCCAAACAAAAACAGGCGATCGGCAGGAAGACGGGGTGGAGATTACCTGGGCAGATCTTTCAGCCATGCGGGCAAAGGTCTTTAGTGCAAATATCAGTCTTTCACGCGATGATGCAGGTGAGATCATCGGAGAAGAAATTCCTCCCAAAACCTACTACCCAGCTACCGGCGATATCGAAGAAGTATATCAGGATTTTTCAGCTAGCTGGCTAGACCGCCCCTATTTCACGAAGAATAGCCGTTTGGAGAACAAAGACCTCTCGTTGATTACCGTACACAATCCGACACTGGAAGCAATACGAGATTCACAGATTGTCCTGGTCGCTCCCACTATCTTCGAATCATTACGAGCACGGATTCTCTTTCAGAATACCGAAGCAGAGGAAAGCAGATTTCTAAAGTCATTCGATATTCTGGGAGACTGTCTGTATCGATCAAAGATCAATAGTTCAATCGTACCTGTAACAGCCGGGAAGCCAAAGAAACACACTACAGAATTTGTCTTCAATACCAAACATGCTCACATGCTTGCCAACCACCTGAGGTTGTTCTATGCATTTGGGGATGTGCAGCACTCATGGAAGCAAAAGGGTGCTCCACCCATGTTCAGTATCGTGAATGTATCTCCTTCCAACAGTGCGATCTCTTCCCTCGCCATGGTGATTCGTATCAAAGAATCCTTTTCCGGCGATGGCAATATCTTTAGCGAAGTCACTGCTGTGGGGATATCCATTTTCAATAGTGAACCAACGCGCATTCGTTCAGTGGTGAATGGTAAAGGAGCCTCTGGTGAAATTGGTCCCCGAGGCGTTGAAGGTAGATCATACCGAACGGAAATTGATTCTTCGAATGGGGATGTCTTTAAGCCAGGGGAATCCATGACCACCACATTGGTAGGTAAAGTCTACCTCAATGAAAAAGAGATTACCGGTGACCTTCCGGATACTGCGTTCGTTTGGAAGCGAACTAGCTACTATTCGAGGCTTCCTCCAGATGATGATTATTCATGGAACCTCTCCCATGCCAGTGGATATCGGCAAGTGACTGTCCTTGCAGATTCTATACAATCGAGAGCCACATACAGCCTCGAAATACACTTCTAAGGAGTTCTCAATGGGTATTGTATCAACAGGTCAGATCACACTATATGACCATAACGACGCCGCACCGATTACGGCAATTATCAGTCCATCACAAAAAGGCCAACAGGTATATACAGAGGAAGAGGGCACCACCACCTATCTGCCTAATTGGACGAGCACTCCCAACGTGCTCACTCCCTATATCTATGTTCGAGGAATGAACGTCCTTTCGGTCATGACTGGGCATAAATGGGGAACGACGATTGGGGCATCGAACCTGGGAACCGGGAGTACCTACTCCAAAAACACCAATATTTCGATCGGTACTGCAGTTGAAACGATCTACTATGAAGGAACCTATACCGATCCCATAACCCGCATCTCATCAGTTATACAGACTTCTATTACACTTACCTGCCAGCGTAATGGAACATCGGGAGTCTCCTTGGATGTGGATGGGCAGTTTGTCATAGAGAAGACACCATCCGGTGTGAAGAATACAGCAACCATTACAGCAAAATTGCTACGTGGATCATCGGAAGATAATACCGGAATCACATACAAATGGTTTGTATCACCATATGCTGTAGCAAACCAATTGGATGCCAATCATGCATTGGTAACGGGGTCTAAAATCAGTTTTAAAACAACCGCGGGAAGTGCAGCCACCAATCCTGCGGATGGCACATGGGCTGATGTTAAATCAATCGTTGTCAGCGAGGATGCAGTAACAGACATCGGATTGTTCCAAGTACAGGCCAAAGACGGAGGAGGAACTATCTTCACTCGGAATTTTGTCATCCATGATCTTTCGGATCCGTATGAAGTGAAGGTGAAATGCAATGAATCTGAAGTCTTCATGAATGGTGTGGGCACAAAGAACCTTATTCCAGAAGTCTGGTATGGCGGATCCAAAGTATCCGATCTCGCAGGATATACCTTTGCTTGGGACCTCTATGATCGCTTTGGCAAAAAGTCAGGATTCATCGACTCAACCAAAACCGATGCGACTTCTGCCAGAAACATCACTGCTCACGGGACTACCATCACAGGTACAATCACTCATGATGGGGCGGTGATCTCTGGTCTGGTGGCCGGATCGGTCGTTAGGATAGTTTCTGCAGACGGTTTGTCAATTGCCTCTTATGAGGTGGCGTCCGTCGCCACAAACACTATTACCATACGGTCTCCTCAAAACGGTTTTGACTCTACCGCTCCGAGTGCCAGCCAATATGTCGGTGGCAAACTCTATGTCTATACAGGTAGTGGTGCGACCGCAGGTAGAGGCTCTTCTTCTGCAGGAGCAGCTTTCGTGGTTCGGGATATCGATGTTGATGGCAATTGCATGATCTATTGCACAGCGACAAAGGCTTAAGGATAGTGGAATGGGAGTTGTAGGTACCGGTTCGATCACTTTGTTCGATCAGAATGATATGCTCTATGCATCGTTGTCCTCGGATGACGTACTGGTACCCGTCGATAGCAGTGGAACACCGAAAACTTCACTCTCTTCATCCCCACTTACTACACAAATTGTGGTGTATAAGGGAAGCGTCCTCCAGACCGGGTGGACGTTCTCCCGTATTCAATCAAACGCCACCTCAACCATCAACGCAGTTACTGGGGCAGTATCGGTAACAGCGGTCAGTGCCGACATCGCCTATGTAGAAATTACCGCGATAAAGAGTGGTCACGCAAACCTCGTGAAGAGATTCTCCATCACCAAGGTATACCAAGGATTGATTGGGAATCCTGGGGTGAACGGGAGGAGAACAACAGTATTGGAGATGTTCAAATGGGCAGCCACCACTCCAACGCTCTTTCCCACCGGTAGTTCAAACTATACCTGGGCTACTGGAATTTTTACCACTCCATCTACATTAAACGGATGGACAGTCAATCCGTCTGGTGCTACAGCAGGATATACGTTGTATGCCTGTAGGGTCGTCTATAGCGATACTAGCACATCCACTACGTCCAGTATAACTTGGCCGACTACAGGGCAACTAGCATATCCAGTGGGTGCTGCAGGACCTCTGGGGACTCCCAACCAATTGGGCATCATTGCTTCTGGTCTCACGCTCTCGGTAAAGGGGTTTGATTCCAATAGGAATCTTGTCGCTTCTTCCGGATTGCTCACCGTACCAGGAAAAAGTGAATGTACAGTAATCCAAAACTCTATCACCGTGACATTACCCAATAGTGGTACAGGATTCCTGTTGGTTGACACACTGACACCTTCTGCATCTGTCATTAGGTTTGCAAAACTGCAACCAAATGGCTCCTCATATTACTTCAAAGACTTTGTTACCGGGGCGACCATTACGACTAACCAACACTGGTTCTCATTTGGTAGATTTTCTTTCAATGGATCGACATTCCAGGATATACAACTGACGAGTGCCACAACGTTGGAAGGGTGTGTGAATTCACGTCTTATGGAGATCATGCAGTATGCAAGTATGGATGATGCCCAATTCATTGAGATGGCTCCAGCAATCGGTATGGAACGTGCGTTCAGTAAGATTGCTATCCTTGAAGCTTTCATCAACAAGCTGATTGCCAATAACCTAAAGGTAGGAAGTGCCAATGGGTTTCAGTTTAATGCGATGAAGGATAGTTTGGGTGATGGATCCAATATTGCTGTCTTTGATGTCAAAATGGGTGCCACGCAACTCATGGGAATCAATACGTCAAATGGGGATATCAGTTTTGGTGAGAATACTACTATCAAGGCAAGTGGAACGCTCTCTGCAAAAAATGCAGAACTTATCGGGACTCTTCAAACAGGAATCAACGCTGCAACAGATGCACGGGTTGCCATCAGAGATGCTTCTGGAATCACCGCCAAATCATCAGCTGCCGTAACAGGAGTTGACGATCTTGCCATTATTGCTCAAGGATCTGTAGCTGGGAATTTTCTGGTTAAGATCACTTCGGTTGCTCCTGTGTACAACGTCGGGGGCATAGGACCAGCTGGGGGAATCATCTTCCATAAGATCGGAAATCAGTATTATGAATGTGCCCCAATAGCTTCAGAATGGACAGGAAAAGTATGGGGTGGATACCAGACTTTGGTTGGTGGCACACTCCATACGGTTGGTTCTGGCCAGGCAAACACATTGTTGATTGTTGCAAAATTCGGCACCGCTGAACCGTATACGGGGAAAACCGACTATGCGGCAAAGATTTGTAATGATCTCGTGTTTGGAGGATTCAGCGATTGGTTTTTACCCTCTCGAAACGAGCTCAACCTCATGTACTCCAATCTAAAGTTGAATTCTTTGGGTGGGTTCTCCAATGCATGCTATTGGAGTTCATCTGAAACAACCATGAGCATTGGAGCATATGTGCAGGATTTCACCCAAGGGACAGAATGGACATACAATAAATATGAGCCTTACAGGGTGAGGGCAATCCGATCCTTTACAGCACCGGATACATTCAAATGGTCCTCCAACAATGGATCTTCCTGGAGTTCCGATATTCCTATGATACTTGGAGGAACTCATGATCTAACAGGATTCAACATTACCATTGCTTTCGCATCTCCTATCGGTCATACCCTCAATGATACGTGGTCGTTCTCTCAAGGGTCCATGCGGGGAATGTCAGTCATGGATACCAATGGACTGGAATATGTTTCGGCGAATAACGGAGTGTTGGCTACAAAACAACTGAACCTACCGGGAACCACCAATATTGTATATGGGGCGGTATTCAACTGATGCCAACTATTGGAAGTAAAATCAGTAAGGCCAATTGCTCCTCTGCTGCTCTCTATGTGAAATCTTGGAGTAGCGATGGAGCCCTCTTGAACTCTGGATCGGGATCCTCCAAACGCTATGCCTATTTCGTGGCTTCAGTTTTTATCTGGAGGTGCGATAGACGGGATGTCTGGATTGGGTATGGAACCGACTATTATTCATTGCAATACTGGAATGGGTCGAGTTGGATTGAGTTGCGTTACCAAGGTGGTATAAGCGATAAGGATACCTTCAACTTTGAGATCAATATCACATCAACGCAAAGTACATCCAATGGAAAATTCCAAACAACCTGTGGCTGGACTTGGTGGCGTATGCGCGTACATAACAACGATTATTGGCCAAGCTATGCAAGATCAACCCTCACTATCTATGGTCTTGGAGCCCACATTGCATACGATACTTATGTGAAAGGGAAACCGATCAAGGGATATTTGAAATCATCCCAAGGTGTTCCTGTGATCCATAGCAATTCCACAACATATGATGTGGTTCCGTCCAATTCATATGTGAGTGAGCTCTTTAATGAAACTTCCTTGCGGGGTTCTCCGATCTCTGCGGGAGTCATCGAATATGCGGTATTGCCGCCAAACATTGTGTAGGAGTTAATGATATGGGAATTTTAATGCAGCTGCCGAAAGAAGCCAACACACTCTACTTTCATTTTGACACAGCCTACTGGGCGATCGAAAATGTCTCCTTTGGTTCCCAGGGCGGCGATGGTTCGGTCATGGTGTCTTTCCTGTTTACCGCATATCCAAATAGAGATGCTAAACAGAAAACAGCCTCACTCGAGCAAGTCCAACAATTCTCTATGTTCGGTGGTCCCATTTCCACGATGTATGAAGCTCAATTATATCGATGGGCGGGCTTATTCAGAGCATCAGATATTTTTGCTCATGGGATACCCACTTCATTTACTGAACAGTTGGCCATCCTGTACCCCTTTGTGAAAACATACTTGAACTTAGCTGATGCTACAGATGTGCTGGAGGAATCCCTATGAACGATATCATCACAGTTGCAGTCATAACCGGAGCAATCACTTTACTCAATGGTCCTCTGATCATCACGATCATGTCCAGGCGTTGGCATAAAGACGATGAGATCAGCAATCTAAGAGAAGACATCGACAAACTTTTCAAGTTGGTCAATCGCCTCGCCGCAGGATTGGAAATAGGATTACGCAATGACAAGGTGATCTTCAGAGCACTGCGGGAGAACTGCATTAACGGCGACTCCGAACTCCAAGACAAAATCATGGATGAATATTTCACAGAATGCACAGTCCACGGCTTTAAAGCGGACAAGGGGGAATAAATGGAAAAGATTAATCAGGAATATGCATGTGGATATCTGGAGGACCCATTAGGTGACAAATCAAGTAAGCGATTAGCGGGTTTCATTCTGTTGGCTGCATCTTTGATTGTAGGGTTCTTCACTGTTGGGTATGGTTGTATCCGGGAAATTCCATCTGCCATTCTAGTCCAGAATATCTTCTTCGGACTACTTGGAGCTTCTTTGGTTTCTTTCGGGCTCACTCTTCCTGAACACTTTAGTAAGACACTTAAAGAGACTAACGATGAATAAGATATTCGCTTGGATCACTGGAATCATCGTTATCCTTTGTGGCCTTTTGGGAATTCAGACCAAACGGATGAAAAATGAAAAGATGAAAGCGAAAGAAATAGGGGAGCAGATTAGTGTTAAGGACAAGATGTTCAAACAACAGATTGAAGTCTTCAAGAAGCATGAAACACTGGTGGAGATTACGGCCTGACTGAACCAGCAGTCCGGAAAAATTGAGCCACCCATTTCGCTAAAATTGAGCCAGCTGACAAATTTAATGCTTTGAACTGCTA